TATTTGTCATATTGATATTTCCAACCAGAATCAACAAAGCAATATGAACTTCTTGTAATAAGATCTGTGCTTGCAACAATAGAGTCTGCTTCATCACCTGGATTATCAACTGCATCATCTAGGGGTGGAGATACAAATACAATACAATCTTTTCTAAATTCTGCTATATCAACTAGAGCATTAGCGACTGCTACATTAGAAGTATTATCTCCACCTATAAGGAAATTAATATCTTCTGTTTCAGCGTTTCTAAAGACATCATATGAAATTATTTTATCGCCAATGCTAGGAATATCATCTATACCACCTCTTAATATTACTGCTACATTACTTGATAATGTTGCATATGTGTTTGCACTATTATTAGCGGCAACTAATGGTGCAGATATTCCCCAATTACTATTTATGGGATGACCTGCCCACCAAACATATCGAGATTTTCTATTAACAACATCTTTATAATAATTACTTGTACCATCAAAAGTTTTTGCATCACCTGCTTTAGATGCAAAAGCATATTTTTCCAATATAGTACCAGCAATACCTGAAAATTTACCTCTACCATCAACTATAATAATATGTACTTCGTCATTTGCAGTACTTCTAGTGGATGCATAATCAGAAGTGCTAGGAGCAGAATCAAAATAGTCTTTATATGCCCAATTACTATAAGTATTGGAGTCACACATATGAATTTCTACATTATTACCTAATGCACCAGGATATTTTGCATAAAATGTAATTGAAGTATTTCCTGATGAATAAGTGGATGTATATGCATTTTCATTTTTTATCAAGACTGAAGCTGAAGTGTTTGATGTTGCTGTACGAGAATTTGAGCCAATTGAACGTACAACTCTCAAATCTTGTGAATAAGATAGAAAATTTGATGCAGTAAAAAATGTAGTAAAGTTATTTTGTGATGGTTTACCGAATGTTTGTACCAAATCATTTTCACTAGTTATAATAGAAACTTGATCTACTGGACCCCATTCAAAATAACCTGCTAAACCACCAATAGATGTTGCAACAGAAGGAACAACTGTAGTCAAATCTATTTCAGAAACATTTACGCCAGGTGATAATTGAAAAGCCATGTTATGTTCTCCCTTTATTATTCATGGATTATATTTGATTTATTCTTTATTTATAATTTTAAATATTTGAAGGTATATATCCATTTCTAACATATTTCCATAAATCATCCCCATCCTTAAATACTTCTTCCTTTGTACCATCATCAAAAATACCCACAGGTGCCAAATCATCCTCTATTTCAGTATTTAAACTTTCTAATAATGTCTCTCTTATATTTGAATTTGTCGCTTCTTTGAAGTATTTTTGGGTAGTTAACCAAGAAAATAATACTAAAGACATCACTAAATCATCATTTCCACCTTCTTCAGCTTCATATGAATCTCTTACTCGAATAAATGTGTTTAATTCAGAAATAGTATCAAAATCTTCAATTAAAAGTTTGTCATTTTCCACAAGAGCTTTTAAATTGGCACAACCTATTTTCTTTACAGGAGTAGTAGTTTTTATGCCAAATGTAACAGATTTTTTATATCCTGATGAAACATTTTGTCCTTTTGCATTACTTCGTTGAATCTGGAATATATATTCATATTCAAGATCATAATGTAATAAATCTGCAACTTGTTGACCTACATTATTTGTTTCAATAAGTGCATATGCATCATTATATCTTTTAGCAACACTATATATAATATTTGGAAATAATATAGGTGATATATTATTATTTCTATATTTAGCTACTTGTTTATAGGGTAATTTAGTAACATCAATTACAGATAATACTGAATAATCTTGTCCAACACCTTCTGCACAATCTACAGTTACAATATAAACATGATTTTCTTTTGGATTTTGATAAATATCTAAACCATCAATTGTTGTTAATGGATTTCTAAATGTTAATGTACGAAGTTTTGACGCAGGTATTAATGTTGCTGATGATCCCAAAAATTCACAATTAAATTCTTGCTCAAATTGCTGTTCACTAGTGTTCCGTATTGTATCTTCTTTCCATTTTTCATCACGCCCTGGTACCATAGACCAATGAACTTCAATAGGTTTATATAATGAACGTTTTTCTTCTGCATCAATCCACATTTTATAAAAATGATTTAATCCTAAAGGTGTTGATACTATAATAACCTTTGAAGTATTACCTGATGATACAACAGGATATGTTGATGTAAAAAATTCATCTGCTAAATTTTTAGGTACATGTGCAAATTCATCTAAGAAAATAAGATTAAATGAATTTCCACGTATACCTGCCGATGATGTAGCAAAAGATGCTATTTTTGACCCATTTTCCAATTCTATTTTTCTTTTATTCCAAAGAATGATACCTTGCTGCATCCAAATAGGTAAATATTCATATGAATATTGAATTCTACTTAAAATTTCCTGTGCTAAATCACCCTTATTTGCTAAAATTGCAATTGAATAATTTTTTTGAAATAATACACACCATAACATATAAGCCGCTGAAGTTTGTGTTTTTCCAACTTGGCGTGGCATTTTACAAATATTAAATCTATTTTCATGAAATGAATGAATCATTTCTTCTTGAAAATTCCATAATTCAAAATCAATTAAACCACGATCTACATTCACTATTTTTACATATTTTTTTATAAAGTAAACGGGATCATCAATACATTTTGCAATTTCTAGTGTTTGTTCTTCTGTATATGAAAGATTAACACCAGCTTTTTTTAAATTGGAATTACCTAAATATCCTAAATCATCCATTTATTTTATGATACTTCTTAACATCCATGCATGTTTATTATGAATATCTATACGATCTGCAAGGAAATTAACAAGCCCTTGTTTGTCAAATTGAGTGGCTAATTTTAAACAAATATCTAAAGTTTTTAATACTTTTTCATTATCACTTAATAATTCTCTACACATACTTTGAGCATCAGGTATTGTTGTTTGATCTTGAATATCTGTTAATTCTAAAAATCTAGAAAAAGAACCTGGAGCATAACAATCTAATGCTCTAATTTGTTCTGCAATTGGATCTACAGCACCAAACAATTCGTTATATAAATCGGAGAAAAAACTATGATATTGTGAAAAAAGTGGACCTTCTACATTCCAATGAAAATTGTGGGTTTTTAAATACATTGCAAATGTATCTGCTAATGCTTTTTTCATTATTTCCTGTAATGTTTCCATTATTGTTTTCCTTTAATTAAATCTATTAATTTATCTGTTGATCCCACAAACACAGCTTTATCTATTTTCATATTATTATTTGTTTCTATTTTACCAGTTAAATCTTTTTTCTTCTTTTGTATATCCAATAAATCTTTATTCATTTCTGCTAATGTTTTAAGTAAATTAGCAGCTACTTCATAAGCCCTAGGATGTTCAGATTCTTTTGCAACATTTAACAAATTATCAATTGCAATATTACCTTTATTAATTAAACCATGTATATTATTTTTAACTATATTATAATCAGATTCAATATCATTTTTTTGAGAATTAATGTTTTCAGGTGCAACTATAACATTTGAAACATTTTCTTCCAATTTAGGTTCAATATCAAATATATTAGATAAATTATCTTCTAGTTTAGTCATATTTCAGTATAGGGATATTCAGTTATTATTTCTGTAAATCCATAATCATCATCTGGATTTGCATCAATAGGATTTGGTAATGTTGTTATTACCATAGATTTTAAAGGTGAATAATCAACTGTATCTATAATATATCTTGCATTTGAATAATCACCTCTAATAACATATTGTTCTAGTAATCGTTGATTTAAATCTTCAACAATTAATGTTCCTGTTGAATTATTACTAAAATAAAGTATTGTTCCGGAAATATCTTTTGATTCAACTCTTATTGTTTCACCTGTAACAAAAACTCCATTACCTGTTGACATATCCACATAAACTTTTTGTGCTTGATTAACATTTTTATAGTCAGTAATCAAAATATTACTATTAGCTTGTCTAATAATATTATTACCACTCAAATCTACTGGTGGGAAAATATATGCTTTCACAGTAAATGTTAATGTCCAAATTAAAGTTCTTGTTGTTAGTAAATCGCCTTCATAATCAAAATCTTGATTTACAGTATTTAATATAACAGGTAAATCATATTTTTGTGTCATATTTGGTACCAAATTTACGGTTACTGTAAAATCTGGTGTAAAAAATGGTAAAATTTGTTCTAAAATTTGTGTACCATCTTCCATATTCCTAGTATAAATTGACAAACTAAAATCAAAATTATAGGGTACTGGTGAGTATTGTGTGTTTAACTTATGTGTTGTTGGACTTTTAGAAAAATTTTTATTTAAAGTATTTTGTTTTCTATTAGAATCATAGGACATACCTGTCATTTCAAAACTCATTCTAGGTAATGATATTGCAATACTTTTTGTTAAAGTAGGATCACTTTTTATTCTTGTAATAAATTTTTCTTTTGTAGCAAATGATAATGGTACCTTAATTCTTTCAAATTCTTCAGAACCATCTTTATTGTATCTATATAATTCTATATCATTAAAAATTGTTCCAAATGACACAATAATTTTACGAATAGTTCTATTATAAAAATGTTTATTTCCTAACATTTTATTTTAACCTATATGTTACCAAAAGGATTTTCTTCTGAAAAATCTATAATTTGATCAGATTCTTGTTCAATATTGATATTATCAATTAAATCTTCTTCTACATTAGAATCTACCTGTGTTGAATAATCAATACTTTGAACAATATATGATGCACCACTTTTATTTCCTATAATATCTTCATTAGGAACAAAAGTTCCTTTGATTCTCATAATATTTAATTGTGTATTCTGTACAAAAGAATGTACTGTTGCAATTGCAGTTGCAGTATTTAAATTATTTCCTTGATAAACATATTCGGATGGTAAATATGAACCTGTTCCAGAATTCAATAAAATTTTAGTTTTCTTATAAGATTCAAATGCTTGAAGATCAATTTCAGTAATACCGGTTTCAATAAGTTCTTCAGAAAAGACAAATTGTTTTAGTGATAATGCATAAACATATACATTTCCACCACGACCACGACCCAATGTATAAAACATTGCCTGATCATTTTCGTGTTCAACCATAGTAATTTCGAAAAAATTTTGTACTAATGGTACATAAATTAGATCACCTTCATTAGGACGATTTAGATTAGGTACAATAGATTTAAATCTTCTTCTTGAAACCAATAATGTAGTTTCATCACGAATTTCTAATCCAAATTTAGAAATAAAATCACCTTCGCCTTGCATTCCAGTAACATTTTCCAAGTACATTTCTATTGGATATGCTCTTGTATATCTTTTAAGTGTATCTTCACCATACAAATAATCTATATTATTTTCAGAAGCAGATGTTCTTGGTAAATAAAAAACATCCATACCATAAATCTGCATAGCTTCTATAACCAAATCTTCTACTAAAAGTTGTTCATCTGTTATTTTTTTGGGAAAATTATGGAAATATAAGTTAGTAGGCATATTTTATCCAATAAACATATCGCCAGGAAGAACATTTAGATTCATTAATTCTTCTTCCAATTTGTTTATTTCTTCGACTGCTTCATCCCATATCTCTTTACCGTTTAAAGTTACACCACCTGGCATTTGAATACCACCAAACTTTTTGAGATTATCTCCCCATTGTTTTTTTATTAATGCAGTTGCATATCTCTTTAGAAAACGATTATCCCAAACATCAGATAATCCTGTCTTAACAACCGAAACAGCATTACTATTAGTAGAAAAAACAGAATCAACATTAAGGGTATAATCATCTGTAATTGTAATAATTCTTTTACTTTCTGTACCAAAAGTTACTTCATCTCCAATGACTAAATCGCGTGTAAATACTGTATTAACACCTGTAACAACAATAGTACTATTTGAAACATTTGCTGTTCCTTCAATTGTAAAATTATCAGGACTCATTTTACGATAACATTCAATAACAATATATTCACCAACTTTTACATCTCTTGACCAATCAATATCTAAAAATACTTTGTTTTGTACTCTATTAAATCTATGCTGTGGATAACCAGAAAACAACATATTTAATGTTGTAATATGTTGCATAGTGATTTCATATGAAACATAAGAAACCGAAGTAAAATCATATAAATCATGTAATCTTAATTGATATCTCAAATCAAACATATTAATTGATGAATTGGAATTATCGAAAGACATTACCTTAACAACAGAAATTATAGCATCAGGACAATATATCCAACCACGATCTATATCTTGTTGGGTAATTTTGTGTTTCATGTACAATTTTTCACAACCTTCAAAATGATAATCATTAAAAAATGATAAAGCATCATCTATCCGATCATTAATTTGATCATCATCCACATTTATTTGTATTACTGGATGACCTAATCTGCGTAAACAATAATCGGAAAATTGTTCTCTATTTGAAATGGCTGGCATTTTTTAAATCCGTAAATGGTTTTATATATTTATATCTTTTTAAAACACAAAAGATTGTTTATAAACCATCCCATATGATAACCTTGTCTACAAAAATTGATACAATCATCTATCATTTTTTGATCTAAAATCAGTCCTAATTTTTGAAATTTGTCTTTCCAATAGTTTTTATGACGATTATTGATGTGTCCAACACCACCTTGTCCCGGTTGTGCAGCAGTAAACATCAAAATACCACCTGAAATCATAGATTTGTATATCTGATCAACGATTTCATCATTATAAGTTGGATCAATATGTTCCGCAACTTCAAAACAAATAACTAAATCCGCAGTATATTTACCATTTAATTCCAATAAACTTTCTTGTCTAAGATAGTTTTTTTCATCAACTCTTTCATCTATATCAATACCTATACATGGTATATCTCTATCATTTATTGCATATGTATGAATACCAGGTCCACATCCTAAATCTAATACATTTGAAGGATTAATATATGATTTTATCCATTGAGAAAGTCTATCAGCAAATGGTTTTTCTTCTTTATATACATGATCATAATCAATCTTCTCTGGTAATCCTGGATAATATTTTGTATTAAATGTCAATTTATCACGATTTTCGTGAATTTGATACCAACCTTTATTTGTGTGAATATCTGTAACTGACTGAAAAAATTCTTCATACATTTCCGCAACTCTTTCTAATGAAAAATTTGCAAGTGCCCAATCACGACATGCCTGTGGATCAATCTTATGTATATTTTTTGCTGCCCAAACAAATTGATCAAATGTTCTACATCTATAACCAGTAATACCATTAATATTGTTTTCAGTAAATGAACCCCAATCTGTTG